TGTTCTGTTGCCTTGTAATGGCTTAAACAAAAAGTAATCAGTTGTTGTGTGAACTTGATGCGTCGATGCAATCATTGGTTCTTTTTTAAATAATGACATAAAATAAAATTTATTTTGTTTGCCTACTCTGTAAGGTTTTCGGCTACCCCTATATTATTTCCAAATTAATGTGGCAATCATGAATCCGATTATTGCACCTGCCGCCATGATTAGCATCATCTTAGCGTTGCTGTTATCGCATTCAACCTCTTTGATGATAGGCTGTGGTGTGGTCACCGGTGCTTTGCGGATAGGTGCAATGGTCATTTGCTTATCACCTGCTTTGCTTTGTGCATTAGCGATGCGCGATTGCTTTAAACATTCTTTGGTGAACGCATTTGCAATAGCCTGGGTAGGCATTTCAGCAATCCACTTAGTGTACTTACCATCTCTTTTAATCATATTGCTCTCACGAAGTAGTGTAATAACACGTGAACCAATACGATGCTCTCGCATCATTTCTTTGATGTCAAATTCTTTCTGCGTATACAGCTGCATCATAAAGTTGTAATACTTGATTTTGGTATTCTTACTCATTTTTCCAAATATGTTTTGATTGTTTGTGTGAATTCTTCAAATGACCTGCACACTTTCACGCAGTATCCTGCATTGATTAGCTGTGCGTGAACGATTTTTTGTGTGTCTGAAAGTTTTCCCTTCTCGGTTTTCATCTCAATAAACAGCGCATGGTACGGGCCTGATGGTATGCATATCATCAAATCAGGCATACCGGGCATGGCACCTTCTGCCTTGAGTATGTTCCACCGCTTTGCCCGTTGCACTGGTGTACCTCCGATAAATACACCGTTAGGGAAGGAAGCGATTAGTGTGCGCGGGAATGAATATCGAAACCACTCAACACATCGCTGTTGTATTTTACTTTCTTCGTGTTTCATCAATTAGCATATTACTCATAGCAAGCCAAAAGTTACCTACGTAGTCTTCATCCGCTGTGATTTCCACCACAGGCAAATCATTTTTTAGTTCTTGATACTCCCATAAGCCTACCGGATGCACTTCATAATCACAGCCCATCGTGTGGTTTGTGTAGGTGATATCATTACGATCAACAGAGATATCAAACTTAACCATGTAGTGAAAGTCATGATTCAAAGTAACCATGTAAAACATACGGTTATCGTTTACAATCTTTCGCTTAATCACATACACCTGCTTACCTCCGATTTGCTTAATATCGTGGATATCATAATCAGATGCCATTTCATCATTGAATGATTCATGCATCTCCAGGAAGTTTAAGTTTGCTTCAATCTCACGCCACTTGCGTTCTTTCTCATCCGTGTTGTAGATAAGCTTCACCCACTGAATCAGGCGGTGATTAGTTACATTCAAAGTCCTGCGTATATCTTGAAAAGGCATCATGTTAAAATGCTTCATGATAAATACAATATCACTGCGCTTTGGTAGGATATCTTTTCTTGATATTTTAACTACTTTTTTTCTTTTGTTACTCATCGCCTTCGGTTTTTATTGAATTGATTACTTCGCATACCGGTAACTTCATTGCGCGTGCAAGGTTAACCAGTTGAGCAAGCTTGATAGTATTGCAGTCAGCACACCAATTATACAGAGTCCTTTCTGTGATGGGTGTATTGCTTCGCTGCATAGCTCGGAGGAGGGCAGCCTTACTGCCCACCGTCCTTGCTATTAGTCCATTGAGTTGATTTCTCTTTCTCATTGTATTGGTTTTGAATTAGGATTAGCTGAATAAAACACTTCGCGATGGGCAATGCTAAAGTGATGCATAAATATTGCCTCTTCAATAGGCTCGTATAGCTTTTCACGCATCTCGATTTCTAAGCGGGTAGAAATATCTTCGGCATCATCATACCTCTTTACATCGATGTTGGTATAGATGGAGCTGTAATGCACATCTATCAATCTTAAGTCTTCAGTAATGCAGCAATAGGATTTAGTCCAGTTGCCTGATGTGAAGAAAAAAGGTAGTTTGATTTCTGTTGTGCCTACTACAACAGGAGCCATGTGATTGATTTGAATCTTTGTCATTGTATTAAGGGTTTTAAATTTCAAAATAGTGATTGCTTACGTTAGCATGTACGGCACTATCAATTTCATCCTGCAGCTTGTGGTTGTTGCTTTTATTGATAGCGTCAGTGATATCTACATCACCGCATAATACGCGGTACTTGTAATCAGCATTGAATTCTTCAGGGTATTCATAATCAGCAGCACGGTAGTAGGGTGCATACTCAACATCAATCATCACCGTCATAGGTGCGTTGTTGCAATCAAGTTCAAAAGAGAAGTTCATTGTTCTGTGTTTTTGTTATATCTTTGGCAAATGTAGGCAACTATTTTCACTATGCAAATATTTTCAACCTTGCATAGTAAATTTTAACAATTATTAACAAACATCGACTGCGTAAAGTACAATATTTCAAAGCATTACGATGAATGGCTAAACAAAGCCAAAGGCCTTGCACACGATAAAACAAAGGCAAGTGATCTACTACATGAGGTGCTTGCCCGGTTAATGGATAGACCAGCGCAGGATGTAGAAGATATTGTGTGTGGTGGTAAGATAGAGCAATATGTAAATCGTGCATTGTGGCTATCATGGCATAGCAATCGTAGTGACTACGCTGTTAAGTACCGAAAGTATTACGAGCTGCATGCAGATAATCAAGTAGAAGATAGCAAACAGGATGAGACGTGGATAGGTGCCTTTATAGATGGTGAATACCTATACAGCGCAATAGGCAGGCTGAATGAATACGATGCCATATTGCTACGTCTATATTCTAAACCTGATTTTGACTACAAAGAACTGAGTGCAGAAACAGGTATACCCTATGCCTACCTGCGCACATCCATACATAGGGCACTAAAACGAATACGAGATTATGTTAAACTTCAACGTGCCATTGCACATTCAACGCGAGAGGCTGAACATTTGCAAAAGCTGTAAGTTCTATAAGAGCACATTCGGCACATGCGGCACACCACTAATTGGTGGCACAGTAGATCCTGAAGAAAACGATGTGACCTACTACAAAGCCAAGATAAAGTTATGTGGCTGCTTTATGGATGTAAAAACAAAGTTCCGTTTTACATCCTGCCCGGCTAACAAATGGCAAGCACTGGACATGAAACCTGAAGAGGTAGCTGCATTAGATGAGTTCATAAATAGAATAAACAAAGCAAACAAGATAGAGCAGCATGATATGCAGATTTTGTATTATTGGTATAGCAAGATTACCAAGAAGCATGAACAGCCAAGTGGATGTGCATCTTGCATACGTGACCTTATCAATGAATTTAGAAGGCAACTTGGAAAAGTAAACGAAACAAAATAAACATATGCCATTACCAACACCAAACACAGACGAATCAAAGAGCGCATTCATAGCACGCTGCATGAGTGATGCAAAGACTAAAGAAGAATTTCCTGATACGCAACAGCGCATAGCCGTATGCATTGCGCAGTATCAAACTAAATAACAATATCTTATCGAAACTTATTGAATCGCATGGAAAAGAGCAGAAACGAAAAGGGCCACTTGTTACCTGGTCATGGTGGCTTGAAACCAAAAGGTGCGGTTAGTGAAAAGACCAAAATGTGGAATGAGTTAGGTGAATGGTTTACACAGCAAGGTGCAGCCAAGTGTATGCGCATTATGAATGAGATGGAGGATGAAGAATACATCAAACACTACACTGCCTTACTCGAATACTTCAAACCAAAACAAGCACGCATAACGCACAGCGGTGATGAAAAAGCACCGGTTGTTATACAGGTTCACTCAGACCTGTAACAAAAAGAACGTAAAAACTACAATACAACAGCACATGAAGATAAAGGTTAACATAGCAGCTAACGCAGCAGGTGTAACACTGGCTAAATACATCGACTACCAGAATGCAGTTGATAAGGTTGAGCAGGTGCATATTATCACAGGCAAGTCAACTGAAAGTATTAAGATACTACAGATGCATGTGATTGATGAAATCATAAGCAAGTTTGAAGCAGCATTGCAGTTAAGTCCTGAAGGCTTTGACCGCAAGGTGCGATTAGGTATAACCGAACTTGGTTTTGTACCTAACTTAAATGAAATGAGCTTTGGTGAATACATTGACTTGGATAGTTCATGCAGCAACCTGTATCAAGATGGTAAGCTAAATGGTGAAGCAGCACTAAAGATGATGTGCATCCTATACCGACCTATCAAGGCAAAGTTTGGTAAGTATTACGATATAGCACCATACAGCACAACAGCCATAGCCAAGTACAAAGATGATGTGAAGCAGTTAACACTTGCACATGTACTGAATGTACTGCTTTTTTTTTCGAGTTTAGAAATAGAACTATACAACAGTTCCCTCGAATATTTGGCAAAGGAGATAACGGAGATAGTGAAGGAGATGAAGCAGGAACAACCCCTGATGGATTAGCCGTGTATGGATGGTTCCACATCATTGAATCACTTGCAGAACGTGATGTAACAAGGTTTGATGCAGTAACAGAACGCAACGTGCTTGAGATATTTACGCATCTGACCTATTTGGCCGATTATGCATACGTGCAAAAAGTAGAAATGAGAAAACGAAATAGATAATGAGTACATACAATTACAGCTATAACGTACTTATCAATAGACTTGAGGCATTTGCTGCAGGTCACTTTCTGATACGCAGGTTCACACATGGACAGATTGACCTTGCAGACCAACTGCAGGATGATCAATATCCATTTATGCACGTTGTGCCGGAGCAAATCCGTCCTGTGGATGGTGGAATGCAGTTTGATTTTTTAATCATGTTTGCTGATATACCACGCGACAAGGAATACAAAGCAGAATACCAGCGTGAGGTAATCAGTGATTGCATACGATTAGGGCAAGACCTTGTTGCTGAAGTAAAGAATGGCTTGCAGCTGTTTGGCTTTGATGTGCAGCTAACCAATAACCCAACGTTTGAGCCTTTCATGGAAGAGCAGAAGAACACTGTTACAGGTGTGACCTTTACTCTTTCGCTTGAAGTGCCTTGGGACTGGAGTGCATGTGATATACCTGCTATTTGGAGTGTGGGCGGTTCCTCTACGGGCGGTAGTGGTACACCTTATGGCATCGTATTACGCACGAATGGTGTAGACAATGCAGTGCAGAATATACTTGACCTTGTTGCAGGTACTAACATTACAATCACAGACAATGGTGATGGCTCTGTTACGTTTGATGCATCGGGTGGTGGTGGTGGTGGTGGTGACTATGTGAGCACTGAATGGAATGCAAACCATACCACAGCACAGGGCAATCCTTATCAGATAGGTGACCGCGTTTGGTACAATGGCAGCGTGTATAGTTGCATTGCAAATAACGATGGTATCAATCCAAGCAATCCTGCATACTGGACACTTGTAGCTGTTGGATATAGATTGCGTCAAACACCTGTAGATTGGAACGCTACCACAGGCGACTATCAGATATTAAACAAACCTACTATACCTGCTGCACAGGTTAACAGCGATTGGAATGCAGTAAGCGGTGTTGCACAGATATTGAATAAGCCAACACTTGCAGCAGTTGCTACATCGGGCGATTACAATGACTTAATCAATCAGCCGTCAATACCAAGCAACCTTGATGACTTAGCGGATGTGAATGCGCCTACTCCATCAAATGGGCAGGTACTATCTTACAACGGCTCGCAATGGGTTAATAGCACACCGGCAACAGGAGGTACGGTTACTTCGGTAGGTCTATCAATGCCTTCAGCATTTAATGTTGCTAATTCACCCGTGACTACTGCAGGAACATTGACGGTAACGGGTGCAGGTACCACAGATCAATATGTGCGTGGTGATGGTACTCTTGCTAACTTTCCCGCCACAGGTGGTGGAGGTGGGCAGGTTTTTTACTTTAATGGTAATATATCACAGGGCACGATAGGCGGTAATGATTACTATGAATTAGGCACAGCTGCAAACACAGGACCAGCGGCTAACTTCACCAGGGCAACAACAGGAGCAATAGCTCGTTTTATTACTGATGTAGGTGAACCAAATCATTTACTTATACCTGCGGGTGTATGGAGTATTGATGTGTACTTAAGTGAAACAGGTGGCGGTTCAAATAATGCTGAAATAGTTGCCAAGCTTTATACTTACAACGGCAGCACATTTACGTTGGTGGCTACTTCACCACTTGAACAAATCACAAATGGCAACGTGCCTGATTTGTATACGTTCAGCATATCAGTTCCTAATACAGTCACAGCTGCAACCGACCGCATACATATTGAATTTGATATTCAAAACACCAATGGTAAGACTGTTACACTATACACAGAAGACGGCAAGATAGGTGAGGTTCATACTACGTATGCTATCGGATTGTCTTCACTGAATGGCCTAACTGCAAACACACAAACATTTGCAACAGGTACAACAGGTACTGACTTTGCTATTAACAGCGCAGGCAGTACGCATACATTTAACCTGCCCACTGCAAGCGCAGCAAATCGCGGTGCATTGAGCAGTAGGCAAGACATACAAGTGGCGTGCAACGGTGGCGTATACAATAACAAGCGGTAACATCAACTTTGCGATCAGTGGACCGACGCTTGATTTCACTCGCTATCGTTTTACGGCAGCCGCAACGGGTACGACGAATTTCGTAAACAATCAAACGAGTTATGATACCGGGACGCTCGTTGCTGGCGTGAATGGATGCGCCACGAGTGATGGAGTTATTAAGGTGTCTGCAAGTGGAACCGTTGCCATGAGAATGCGATCAAGTGTAGGTGGTGCTTTGACATCGCTGGCTGGTTCTGTTCTTGAGTGGGAGGAGGTGCTATAATGGCAAGGCCTGTTGAATACGGTCCTCTTTATGACCTTCTCGATGATTTCGGGAAGGGAGTGGTCGAGAGTGCTCAGTCGAACTTGCGAATCTTGCGTCGCATCGGTGGCAAGCAACGCCGTCGTGTTGCATCTCGCAATCTCCTAAATTCGCTCGCCTTTGCAGTCAAGCGCAAAGGTAAGACATCTTCGCTTTTATTCTTTGCAAAGGGAAGTGCTGATGTTTATGCAGACTTTATTGAGCAGGGTGTTAATGGAACTGAAAAGAACCAGAACTCTCCTTACAGCTTTCGCAAAGGCAGGATACCTTTCAATCCAATATATGAATGGGTCAAGATCAAAGGAATCAAGCCCAGAAATGTTGACGACCCAAACCGGATGAAGCGCTCGCAGTTCACCAGCGCAGGCAGGGAGTCAAAGAAGCGAGGAAAGGAAGTAACGCAAGAAGACCTGCTGCGCCAGATGGCAGCACGCATGGCAGTGAGCATTGCACGAAAAGGTATTACAGGTATTCACTACTTCGAGGAGGCAATTGAGACGGAGCTTGACAAGCGCGGCGAGGCGTTCAATGAAATGGTTGAGCGCATCATTGAGGACATAATCAACAAACGAAACAAGAAATAGATGGCCATCACAATACAAGATCAACCTAACGCATGGAGCCCACGAGGTCAGCGTCTTATATTCTATATGACGAGCGACAATAGTACGCAGACAGGATTCAGAATGCAGGCTACCGTTACCGTCACAAGTACGTCAGAGGTGTACACATTTATGCTTTCATTAGACCCGAACACAGGAGTAATATACGACCTCGGAAGTCTGGTGAGCTTGCGTAATTATGAAGAAACTGCGAATATACACGCAGCGGTTGATGAAATTGATGAGCCTACTGGTTCTGCTTTTGATTTGTACACGGTTATCTTTGAAGAGTTTTGGATTGTAGGTGGCGTGCTTACTGCTTCTGGAATAACAAGTGATCCTGTCACAATTTGTGTTGTTAACGGATATTACCAAATGCGCAATGGATACAAGCCAAACGCAAATCTTGGAAGCATCGATGTAAAGTATGCGCTCACAAA